ATTGCTTTTACCTGCACCACCTAATAATTTCCCTGAGGGTGATAGCCAATGCTCTGAAATAGCCCTTCTGTCTGGAGGTAATAATGAAAAACTATTGATTAGATCTAACAATAATGGTCCTAAAACTTTTAAATTTGTTATTTTATTGATCTCGATCTTAGTGCACAAGTTCCCCATCATTCTTATAACCACTGAATGATCTAAACATTTCCCTCTCCATTCTCCATAGCCTTGTCTATTCTTTCCCCATCCAGTCTGTCTCACAGTGAAGAATCCAACTGAACCTAACCGCTCCTCTGATATGTATCTTATTATAGCCCCTTTATCTACTCCATTAAACCATCTAAAGAATACTTTTAAAACTTTAACTCTAGATGGAACAAGCTTGCCTCCTAATAAACTGCTATTTTTAATTATTGATTTAATTTTCTGTCTCTTCACATCTTCGCTTAACCAGGATGTTAAAATTGAAAACAATTTAGATCTTAAACTATAAGAACTTTCTTCATCATCTGATTTTCCTGGTATAACAATTTTGATACCATTCCAGAAAATTCTAGTCATAGAACTAAATAGAGATGCTGATTTAGCACTTGTATCTAATAGGACAATATTTCTTGGTTTGCTTGTTATTCCTTCCAAAAAATTTTTTAGTTCTAAGTCATGCATATTTAAGATTAATTTTGTCTCATGTCTAGAGTCTTTTATGAATGGATATTTAATCTTTGCTTCTTGCCAAAAAGATTCAAACTGTCTCTTAGATAAAGGTAGTTTTCCTATTCCAAACCATTTTTTCTTGCATAATTCTATCAAAGGGACATCATCTATTGCCCTTTCAAATACAGCAATTTTTTGTTTTGTCCTGGTTCTAAATTTAGCCATTATCAAAGTTGATTTCTCTTCTAAATCATCTATATATGATAGAACCTCACTATACTCAGAGGCATGTGTAAACACCTCTTCAGGATTCAACTTCTGCTGGTTTTGTTTTATAACTTTATGGTAGAACATTGCATATAGCAAGCTGACAGTTATAGAACCGGTAGGAGTAAAAAAACTCACACAAGGTCTGCTTAATATATAAGCTGAAGCAGACATTATTCTTGCAGTTGCAGAATGTCTACTCAAAGACTCTTTTACTCCTGGCTGAAACATTTTAAGGAAAATTGAGTACTTTGATTCATTCCATGATTTATGTCTAACATAAATCAAATAGGGGTTCTCATCAACTTTTTTAAGAATTTCTTCCAGTTCAGGCACATTCATTTGTCTCATCTGATTTCTCCATAATTTCATATCAGAAAATTTTACTCTAACAGATCTTAGTGATTTACTAACACTCATATCTGGTGACTCATCTTCTATGGTGTACACACTGGGATCATGAATGTTTGCAAAAGACATACCCTTTCCAAAATTTGTACTTTTGAACATTTTAAAGAGCTGAAACTCAACCCCAGTTATTCCAGCACAGTAATCAGAATCCAGAGGGTAAAATCCTAGAGCAGGATCTAAACACTCAATCAATTCTGCACTAGCAATATGTGATAAATCAGAAGTGTGAAATCCTAGTAATAGATAATGCATCCAAGCTTGACACAATTGTATAGTTGCTACTTCTAAGACCTTTCCACCACCTTCCAAAACTTGTGATGAAACATTGTAATTAATTCTAATCCTATCTATAAATCTTTCAGTTATGGTAGTTTCCATACATGCAGAAACCCATCTAAAAGTTGGTTTCACAACGTTTGATCTCACCATCCATTCTGAGTTGTATTCTACCAGGTCAAAAGTACCAATAGAAGATTTAGCCCTACTAGTGTAAATAGAAAAAAATCTAGAAACTTGTTCTTTCCAATGTAACATAGTATTAGCCAATCTAACTTTAGGTTTTGTTGGTTCCCCTTTTATACTCAAAACCTCTGCTGAATCATCACTACCTTGAACCACAGTTATATATGATTCTACATTTCTTCTTTTGAGATAATCTTTTTGCAGTTTTTTCATAACTTCTTGGATGACAGTGTGAGTCAAAGAACTTACATAGTGAAGAATTCCTTGCATCATTCCTGATCTGATAGTCATTTTATTTGACTGTTGTTGATTAAAAATTCCATTACCATTAAAAAATTCTAACTTCATTCTATTATATGTCTCATTAGAAGTTGTTTTCTTATTTGATTGAAAGTTAGCAGCAAATTGTATTGGGAAGCTAATTCTTTTATGTTTCCACATGGCCATTACAAAAATAAAAAAATCTTTAAATTCATGAGGCAACAATGGAGTGACAACAGCTGCAAATTTTGAACTATCATTTCTTTGGCACCATTTTGTAGCATCTGCAGATTTTCCCATTGTAAAAAACTTATCTCCTAAGTAATTTTGTGCAGTTGAATAGTGTTTTCTAACAAATGATTCCTTCTCATATGGATGAGTGAGTGTATCTGAAGGACACAGTCTGCATAAAGTTTTTGCCATACATTCTGTAAAATACTGGATAATTCTCATCTTCACTTCTAAGACATGAATTTCTCTATCTCCTCCGTGTTGAGCTTTTGGGAAAATATCACTATCCCAATAACCTTTTGAACTTATGCAGTCAACACAGTAAGGTAGTAATTCAATTGGATGTCTGACAGATTTTCCTGTCTTTAATTCACATTCTACCACTAATTTGCTAAGAGCTTCCATGACCCGGGGTCTTTTTCCTTTTTCATTTGGATTAGCTGTTTCATACAATTTTCTTACTTCACTAGTACTCATATTGTCTTCTACCTTTGGTACAATAACAGTCTTTTCATATGTTCTAGATGATACTTTTAAAGTTGCTAAATCATCAAAAGAAGTGTATGCCATTGATTTAATAATTTCATTCTTAATAATAGTTTCATAGTCTTTTCCAATATAAGATTTAATAATATCTTTGAAAATATGAACAAAGACTTTGATTACTATTGGATTGGAAACATGTATCTTTGGATCCAAAGTTTTCTCAAATGTTGAAATTACGGTATCTCTATACCTATATTCTTCAGCTACAATTTTTTTCATTATTTTAAAATTTCTATCAGATCCTCTACCTCTTTCTTTACTAACAACATATCCAAAGTAAAACTCATTGACTTTCTGTTTCAGACTAGGTTCATAATCTCCGAATAAACTTAGTATACCAGTGTATTTGACATCATACTCAAGATTTTCTTTGTTTGGTATTTTATGAATGATATTATCTGAATAGTGATTCATATGATCTATACATTTCTTAATGTAGTAGCAAGTTAACCTAGATCTTATAACTTCTGGTAGTCTTTCACAGAATCTATAAGGATTAGGATCTAACTCTTCAAAAATACTCATTGTTAGATAACGTTGGTTTGTGATGAGTTCTTCACAGTCTGTTTTATTACACAAGTATAATAACAGTATATTGTTGACATGTTGTCCTAATACCATGTCTGTAAGGTTAAGATTATCCAAAGACATCTCAAGATGTGAAAGCATATGACAAACTACTGCAGCTATATATGGACCTGCTTTCACAAAATGTTCTATAGTGGGTTCATTATATGAGCAAAAATCACTAAAGTAGAATTTATCTGACTCCCATATTGTAGGTCCTATTTTCCCTATTTCTATAGATTTGAAATGAGCTTTTGGATATGCATAGGCTACAAAGACATGATCACCAGTACATCGTATGAGTAAATGTACTCCATTTGATGTTTTGTGGTAAAAATCTGAACGTTTGATCCAGTATTTATAAGAGTAACAAATCTCAGTCATTAGATTACTAATCAACTGACAAAACCATACACACTCTGTAGAAGCTATTTTCTCTACTATAGTTAAGCTTAGTGATGTTTTCTTACTCCAAATTGATTTACCAAATCTCATTAATTTGAGTGCTTCTGCAGGAATGGCAGGTTTTCTCCTTGTATTTAAAAGAGTTCTATTTATGAATTCTTTAATGTCTTTAGTATCTGTTAATGTTGGATGAAATGATTTTCTGTCCTCAATCTCTTTAGATGTCAATTCTGGAGAAGTTTTTAACATCTTTGCCCACAATCCTGATTTTGCTGCTTCCAACTTGTCATCCTCTGTTAAGTCAGTTACTCTAAAGGCTGCTCCTTTTTGCACTCTATGACGTTCATAATCTTTCTCACCCATAGCCTCTCTAAACTGATCATCCTCTGAAAATGTGGTAGGTTTAACTTCTTTTGCAGCAAACCATATTTTTTTAAGATATTTTGGCATATCAGTAGCTTTCTCTGGGTCAAGAGCAATATCAGTAGATTTAACAAATCCATCAATTGGCGCTATCATGGGTATATTACACACTCTTTTATCTGAACAACGAGAGTTATTATCAAACTTAGAAAAATAACTGTTTAATGTGATTTTGGACTCTGATGAAGGAATAGTTGACTTTTCAAGACAATTTTTTAATACATCTCCTACATGACTATAATCTAGAAGAGTGGGTTTCTGTTCCATAGAGTAAATTACATCTAGATCAAAATCAGGGGTAGATACAACTTTAGGTGTCAATTTCCTAAAAACATCTCTCACAATAGATTCATCAGCTGTGTTATCATCTGAAAAAATATCAGTACCAATAATCTCTTTTATCACAGATTCTAAAGCCAGCCCTATTCTCATTCTATAACATAGAGCATTTACAATATCTTGATCTAGTGACATATTTGTGTAGACTCTAGATGGAGAAACTATCATGACTATTAATGTATAGTTTAGGGATTCTAACAGGTAAGAATACTTAACCATTTTCCCTGTGAATGCATTCCTA